CAGATGATCTATTAATTCGAGACGAAGTATTTGAGGAAGACAATCCACTTAAAGAACCAGACCTATTATACGATCCATGAGAAACATGATAAGATTCTCCCATTGTTGCTGGCTCTACACTTTCCTGCGCTACTGACACTTGAGGCGAAATTTTATTGAATTTATTCCAATAATTAGACTTTTTATTATATTTTCTTTTTGCCATAACTTATTATAAAGTTAATTACACTTTTAAAAGTGACTTTATGAACTTTTTTAAATAAACATGGGCTCAAACCCAGCTTGAGATTCTTGCGGGGCATTCATCATATCGTAATATATATTCATTCCCCAATTACCTAGTATCAATGCAGAATAAGAGTCTTTTCTGGCCTTGTCTACACCCTTCTGTCTTTTTAAATTAGGCGGCAAATCAAAACTTTGAGTTCCTCCAGCCGAACTAGAAACTTGTATGAGTGCACATTCAGCTTTTGTTAAGTCAATCATATCTTTTTGATGCTCAATAAAATCGATCATTTTAGCTCCTACATTTTTTTCGTCCTCATATTTTGAGAACTTCAAATCCTTAATTGGTATTCTTTTAGCTTTTTGCTCGGAATAGTTATCATCCATTGCCGTCGCTGCAAAATATAATTTCTTTCTATCAAAAGCGGTCTGCAGCATTTCGTTTGCATTTCTTATCCATACCGATAAAGGTTTTCTTAAGTGACATATAACTTTACTTTGGACATTATATTTTCTTCTAGCCTCTTTCAAGTCCTTAACATAATCGTGCGGGTTGTTAAAATCGGCTTCAAACATGCCTATTTCTAATTTATCCTTTTTAAATAAATCGCTTTCGTTGCAAGAGTTCATAAACTGAACCCCACCATTGTAGTCTCCTACAATCATAATAATATTAAAATGATCTAATATGTACTTAAAGTAAGTTATATGTTTTTTAAGATTTGTTCCTGGCAAAGCGTAGCTATGCACTAGCACTCCTTTTTTCTCTTCTGGTAACAACTTTATAACCTGTATAGCAAAATCATCAGAAGCTTCAGATTCAGACCAAGAGGGGTCAAAAGCTAAAATATATTCAGCACCCTCTTCTCCAGCAACTTCTATAGAAGGTGATTCTCCGTCTTCAATTGTGCAGTCTGCCATTTTACTAATCTTGAAATAACCAGCGCTATCGTCAGTAAACTGCGCGTTAAACTCTCTATCAATTTGCGACTGACTCATCGTCCCCTTTGCTTGAGATATTAAGTTTTCATCATACAAGGCTTTGGGCGCACAATCGTAACTAAACTGCATAATACATCTTCTACCTTGATTTTTTGCCCCAGGATTAAAAATCATATTTTCATAGGCCTGATACATTTTATAGAGATACTCGAACTTATAGGATGCCGAAGACAGCCCAATCATTTTATTAGATGGCCATTCAGTTCTTTCTTCTTCTGTCATCTTTCCTGCCCCGATCATAGCATCTTCCGCATCTTTAATTTTCTGCCTCTCCGTTGGGTTCTCTACGACAGCTAGGAAGGGCATAATGACTTCATTCAAAACTTTTTCTGGCATAAGCAGAAGTTCGTCAACAATAATTCGTTGAAAACGAAAACCACGGAGTTTTTCTCCATCACCAAGCGGTAAGGCGGTGATACGACTCTTGCCGATCTGCATAGACCATTCATCGTTGGACTTGCTTACCTTACCTATACATTGTCTAAACAGCTCAGCTTTTGGGTCTTGCGATATATCTTCTATCTTTCTGAAAATCATCTTAGACTGCCTAAATGATTTTGATATGATTCCAATGTGAACACCCTGATTCATCATAGCGTCCAACAAAGCAAAAATACCAGTAGAGAAAGACTTAGACATACCACGAGACCAGATACCTAAAAAGTAATCGTTCTCCATCATTGCTTTAACCGCCATGTGTTGAAACGGAAATAGCTCAATGCCAGTAAGTAGTTCTGTGGTGAAGGTTACATTTTCCTTCATAAATTTATATAACCAAATTTTTGCTTTTGTATCCTCAAGGTAACCCTCAAGATCCATTAATTGTTGATTGACTGGCTCTTTATTTAAGCGTTTTTGATTTCCTATATCCCAACTCATCTTTCCTCCTTATCTAAAAAATATTGTACGTCTACGTCCCATAACTTTTTGCCCAAGGAAAGTAGTTTAGGTATTACTTCTTCGCTATGTTTTCTGCTGTCTGTAAAAACAAATTGACAATTGCCAGCGAATTCGTGTTGAACGGAAATTAAATTAGAGAAGACCCATCCCAGTTTCGGAGCCCTTCTTCCTTTTGTAAACACAGCTTCTTTTTCTATTGCTTTAAGAGATTTTTCTACAACAATATACATATAGCTATCTAGCTCAACACATCTCTGCATCTCTTTTCTAAATCTATCTACTTGTCCCCCAAAGGTTGATAAGAAATCTCCAGCGCCTTTTCTATCTACAAATGTGTTAGTAAAATCATCTCCACCTAAAGTGTAATCTCCAAAGTCTAACTTTAAAATTGAAGATTTGTCGAACTCCAGTGGTTGTTGTTCTCTGGTATCTATCAACACTTCGACATTCGTATCATTGTCAAATTCTTTTGGCATACCCTTATAAAATATAGGTTTTGCCCCCATAGCCTCACAAGCTTTGGTATACGTCCCGAAGTGTTTTTTATAAACATCTAGGTCTGGCAATTGTCGTTTGATAAGCTCTAAATGAAAGGGGGCGTTCTTATATTTTTTTCTTTCAATTCTTTTTTTGCCCAACTCAATAATGTAGTTCTTAACTTCTTCATCTGGAGCAGACTCGCACCACTTTACAAGTTGCGATCTATTGATAAAATCGTTTGCAAAGTATTCGTCCTTTTTCTTGAAGGGCAACGGGTTTCCATTTAACTTATTAAACCTGGGGTAGTGTTTTACATAGTAATCCGCCACATACATTTTATGTGCCTTAAGGTGCGCGTGGAGAGCTTTTTCTGTTTCGAACTCAGCTCCGCATTCTTTGCATTTATAGGACATCTTCAATACCGATTCCGAGAACTCGGGCTTTCCATGCAGCCATACCCTCTAGTCTCTGAGCCTCTTCCCTTATAACTTCTTTTTGCATTTCAGCAATTCGAACCATATTTTTTCTTTCTTCCTCTTCTTGAAATAGTTGAACAATAGATAAAAATGATGCACTCTCTTTTTGTTTATTTGCTAAACGCGCTCCACGATCACCCTGAAGTTTTTTTGTTAGATTTTCTATGCGAGTTTCACACTGATGATACTCTGAGCTTTTAGCTTTGATAATTTCAGCCAATCTAATACTCATCTCGTCTTGATCATCTGCAGACTCGAACATATCGTTTAGCTTCTGCAGATGAGAGGTAATGAGTTCTAGATTAATTATTTCCTTGCATACGTTCATGTAAAGATTTAGTTCGTCTGGCGTTAGGTCTGGCTTATCCCAGGTTAACCTAACAAATTCTTGCTCAAAGAGTTCTTTGTCTCTAAAGTTTATGTAGTTATTAACGATAGCAACGAATCTTGAGTTAGATAAATTAATTCTTAATTTGTCGCAACAAGTACGCTGATTCCTTGACATTTTGTTTTCTTCTAAACCGTATCCAGTAGAATCATTAATTTTTTTGATTATTCTTGAAACAGCTTGTGGGGGTGCGTAGGTCACCGTGTCTTCCGAAGGAGCCTCTCTTTCTTGACCCAGCATGTCGTTTACAGCCCTCCACTCATTACTAAGTCTTTTGACTTGTTTATTAAAAAGTACATCTGCGATTTGTGATGTATTGAAGCCTTCACTTTCCATCTCTAGAACCTTATCTACTTGTTCTTCTGAGAGGGTTACATTATCCGACTTTGGGCGCTTTGTAGTTTGTGCCCGTAAACCATTCTCTGCCAAGAACTTACTCACAGCACGGCCCTCTTTAGATCTGCCGTCTAATGAATCGTCTTCGAAAACTTTTTTTGTTATGTTAATAATGTTAGGATCATCATTGAACATATTTAAGGTCAATTCCTTTTGCTGGTCTGTTAAATTCATTATATTATATCCCTTTCGCTTATTATTTGTTTAGCTTTTTCGTGAAATATTTTTTTTAGATTTTTTATTTGTTTATAGCCTGCAGACCGTTTTTTTTCATTTGTTTTAAAGCCTAAATACTTCGCGACCTCTTCTTCGGTGCAATTATTTATAAATAGCATTTTAAATGCATTAAAATGTCTTATGCTTAAATGAGGCCTCATCTCTTCGGATAGTCTTTTAGTTGCAGAATCCAGATCTAAAAAGTTATCTTTTTTTTCGTGAATTTCGTAAATATGATTTTCCATGGTAACTGCCAGTTTTATATCATAAGCCGACTTTTTACTTTGACGCCATTTCGTACAAATTGGACATGTCAATGGATCGTGATCGCTTAGATGTTGATCTGGGCAAGGGTTTACATAATTACCATAATGGTTTCTTAGTAAATTTTTAAATTGATTAGATACGACCCTACTAAGCCACGGCTCTATAGGTTTTGACTGATCCCATAGATGCCATTTTTTATAAATGTGCGCCATAATGACTTGTTTAATGTCATCGTAATCAATGTATGTAACTGCGTCTAGATGCCACTTGCAACGTTTTCTCTCTAAAGCAGCTTCAATTTCTTTAAGCTTTTCTTCAAATGAATGCATTACAATATGTCGTCTAATTTTTTTATATTATTTTTTCTTTTTTTGGGTGGGGACTTTCCTCCTAGGGATCCTATGGTCTGTTGCATGCTGTCCCCATAATCTTCTATTTCATATTCTAACTTAGAAATATCTGGCACAAATTCGGCATCAGTTTCGTCATCGTTTATAGCTTGTGATTTTCTGCTTCCTCTAGCATTTCTATCTAAAGGCTTTGACTCATTTAAGCTCGCTACTCCCATGGGATTTCCACAGCTTGAGCAAAACTTAGGTGGGCTGAATTTGTATTCGACTTTGGCGCCGCATTCTGAACAAAATTTAATCATAGTTTATTATAAGTTTAAAAATAATTTTTTAAATTTTATCTTCTAGTTTAGCTACGATAAATTTGAGTATTTCGCTTCTTTTTATATCCTTGTTCGTAAACTTTACACAATGTATTCCATTATTTTTTGATTCTTCATCATCAAATGCTTTAAATATTTTTGAAAAACCACTTACCTTAATATCGCTTTGCATCATATCTCCGCAGATGATTATTTTGGAATTTTCTCCAATTCTAGTTAAAACTGTTAAAAGTTCTGCATGTGTAAAATTTTGAGCTTCGTCCACTATTACAATTCTATCATTCCAATTAGCCCCTCTTACGAAATTGACTGGCATACATTCAAACTGTTTCTTTTCTCTAAGAAGCCTTATGTCTTGAATTTCTAACATCTCTTCCAACTTATCGTAAAAAGGAGAAGCGAACACACCGAATTTTTCATCTATAGATCCTGGCAGGGACCCAAGGCTTCTTTGAGAGCTCTCAGCTATGCTTCTAACGTACAGTATGTCTTTTTCGAGGCCTGAGTCTATTATAGATTGAAGGGCGCAATATACTGCCATATAAGTTTTTGCTGTGCCAGCTGGTCCAGCCAAAAACATTAACTTAGTTTTAATATCTAAAGTCTGCTTTAGAAGGTTTATTTGATTTTCGGTAAATTTAAATTTACGATCCTTAAACCTTACTTTTTGACTTAATTGTTTAAATTCCAATTTAGCGCCCTATTATTTTAACTTATTTTCTTAACCGCCCAAGCATGAATTCTTGGCCTAATAGTTGGGAAAGCATTGTAGAAGAAAAGCGAATCTGGAAGAGCATAGGCATTCCCGTTGCCATCATTCCATTTAAAACCTTGGGTGCTTGTTGTATGCATATTACTACTTGCAGTAAATGCAAATTCATTAATACCATTCATTAACAATTTTAGTGCATTCATAGACGGATCTGATATCGCATTATTAGAACGAATATCATTGTCGGATACAGAATCTCCATTACAAGATGCTGTAAATCTTATTTGTTGATTGGATAAACCTTTGTTAAGTACCTGAAACCTCATTCCCCAGTAATCACAAAACAGGAAAGCTCTTTCGGAAGACCCGTCACTAGTAGAACTCACTGCGCTTGACTTTAGCGAAACTACATTAAAATTACCTTGCCCTTCCGTAAATGTTTTCGATTCCAACTCTTCTGTTCCGTGGGTAGCCATAAATTTAGAATCACCTGCGCTTACGCTTGCGTTAACATCACTGTTAAAAAGTTTGTTGTATACTGCAGAGGAGGTGAGATAAGGGTACAATTTATCTGCCGACATTCCTAAAAATCCGCTATTAACACTCGTAAGCGGTAAAGAAGGGTCATCACTTGCCAAGCCCGTTTTCATTATGCCTATATAATTAAAAGTATCAAGAGATGTACCTCCAGCGCTGTAAGTTTGTTGAGTATTTAATCCTGAATTTCCATTAATTGCATTACTATTCGCATCAACCCCATTTCCAGTTATTACGTAACTTACAAACATCCCTAGTTTTATATCTTCCCAATCACTATTAAATTGAAAGGGTACTTGATATGCGTAATTAGGGTCTATTATGAGACTCTTGTCCTTGTTGCCCTGAACGTTAGCAGTTATTGGGTCTTTTTCAAATATATATCCTCCAGCCATATATCTTATTACACTTTAAATTTCTAAACTGTATAAATTTGTACTAGTTTCTCCAATCGACTGGTCGTAGAAGTTAACTTCGTTAGCGAAAAAACTATTGCCCAGTAGTTCATTTAAAGCTACTGATCCAATAGATTCTAATTCAAAATCTGTTTCATTAAAGAAGTCATTAGGTATTTGAATTTCATTTAAAGTTGTTGCCCCCAAAGATTCTAATTCAAAATCAACTAGATTAAAGAAGTCGTCGATAAAGAGTCTGTCTAATGTTGTAGGCCCCTCGGCTTCAAGCTCGAAATCAACTAGATTAGCAAAATCATCAATAAAGAGTCTGTCTAATGTTGTAGACCCCTCGGCTTCAAGCTCGAAATCAACTAGATGAGCGAATTCACCAATCATCAAATTGTTTAACGTTATAGGACCCTCGGCTTCAAGCTCGAAATCAACTACATTAAAGAAGTCGTCGATAAATAAGGGCTCAAATTTAGATAACGTCATCGACCCGATTAACGAGTCCTCAAATGAGATTTCAGCTTCAAAAGGAGGAGCTTTTGGGGAATCTAATTCTATTGCTGCTGCAGGCTCTAATTCAAAATCAACTAGATTAAAGAAGTCGTCGATAAATAAGGGTCCAAATTTGGGGAAGGTAATTGATCCAAGCCCAGAGGGTTCAAAATCTTCCTTCTGTTCTTCTATCGTTGTAAAAAGCCCTTGTATTTCTCCATTAGATTCAGACTCAAAATCGATTTCGTTTGAAGGATCGTACTCATCTATCTGATTTAAATCAATTCCCCCAAGCCCAGAATTTTCAAATGTTTCTTTTTGTATAATGTTTGGATCAGTCATTACAGCTTCCCCAATCCCAGAGTTTTCAAATGTTTCTTTGATATCGAATGAATCTAACGGAATTATATTAGTTGGTGACTGATTAATCTCAAAGTTTTCAAAATCTTCCTTCTGTTCTTCTATCGCTTTAAAAAGCCCTTGTGTGAATAAACCAATTGGAAATTCCTGGAAACTGAATTCTCCGTGACTTATAACAGTCATTCCAGTTTGTCCAACCTGATGGTTTTCAAAGTCAATTTGCATTTTAAATTTATCGACGTTAACAATCCCAGTTTGTCCAACCTGATGGTCTTCAAAATTTATTTGGTCTCCAAAAACAACGCCGTCTACCCGTTCAAAAAGTATATTTAAATTATTTTTTAATTTTTGTATATGACCCTCGCATGATAAATATTCATTTGGAACTGGAATAGACCCTGTTACTTTTTCTATGTTAGTGCTTACATTATATTCATTTCTCAGCCGTATCCCTTCTCCAGCTGATGCATCTAGATTTTGATTGGATATCGAAGCATTTTCAAACTGAAACGCGTTGTAGGCGCACACACCCATAGAAAAGTCCAAATCGTCTGTTTTGATTCCTGAAGATTGAAAATCTTTAACTATAGATTGAATCGATTTAATTTCATCGATATCTGATCTACTCGTTTCTGGCGCAAATAGTATTTCTATATTTTTTTTTAATTTACTATCATCTAAAAAGCCAGTTATATCTTCTATCTCTTGTTCTAATATCTCTATATCGGCGGATATTTTATGTACCGTAGGAGATGAGAAATATATATTAGAAGAATTTATATCACCAATGTCGATTGAGCCTTCGGGGCTTAAAGAAGCTTCGTAGCTTAATGATTTGATTGGGGAATTTTTACCGCCTAAATCAAAATCAAGGATGCTCGGGGTTTTATTGATTACTGGGAAATCCTGAGATGCACTGAGTAATTTTAAGTTTGTTGTTGGTTTTATTCCTCCAAATATTTGCAGTGTAACATCTACTTGACCAAATCCATCTTCATTTAAATTTAATTTATAATTAGATATTACTGCATCCGAAAAATCTATCGCGTTGTTTTTATATACAAATTGACCAGATAAATCACATACTCCAGTTAGATCTTGCAAAAAATCTTTTCCATTATAAGGTTTTGAAAAAGAGCATGTGGTTTTTTGGGGGCCATAAATTTTTCTTTTTGTGCCTCGATTGCCTAATAATTTCGTAGAGCTTTCATTAACGGAAGAATCAAATTTAATATCTTTTATTCCAGTTAAAAGAACACCTTGTAGTATTATGTTACTTTCTTCTGATTCATTAAACATTTGACTCAAGCCCCTGGTATTGAATAGACATTTTTACTAAATCTCCAGCTACCACACTCGCTGACTGTGATTTTATGCTGGCATTCGGTATATTGTACGTATTTAAAGTTAAAGGGGGCGAGTTTCCATCTTGTATATTGAATGTTACGTTTCTACTGTAATTTTCTGATTCTATCAACCCTGTGATATCAGTAAATTCTTGTTCGTCCATTAACATATCTGCCGATGTAGAATACTTTATAGGAGATAATATTTTAGAGGTTGAAGATTTTGTTGAATTTATTTCGTAAGTTGGCTTAACATCAAAATCGACCTTGTACGAGAATTTTGTCAAAGGGGAATTTCTCCCTTCTACATTTATGAATGTAGATTCTGGGGCTAAATTTTCAAACCCATAGTCTACTGTGCTAGATTGTATCGATGTGGTCGGTTTAAAATCTCCAAATATTTTCATACTCACAGATACTTTAGGAGAATTTGTTGTATCTGCGGATATAGAATATGAAGAAATAGCCGCTTGATTAAATTCTAATGCGTTTGTCCCATAAATAAACTGGCCAGATAAATTAGTTATTCCTGTAAATTCTTGCAGTCTATCTTTACCTAAGTACGATTTAGAGATTTCGCATTGTACAGTGTGTCCATTATTTATTTTCCTGTTTATCCCTCTGTCAGCTAGTAACACTACAGAGCCCTCTTCAACATTAGTGCTAAAGGATATATCAGTAATGCCAGTCATTGCTATACCTTGTATTATTACCTTTGCGTCTTCCGAACCTACGAACATAAACTATTTTACACTTTTTCCCTTTAAAAATTTTTTTTCTTTTTTTTAAAATTCCTGTGTAACACTATTACCGCCATAGGCTTAAACGCGTGGTTGGTGTTTGCTATCGGTCGTAACAAATTTTGCCTCGAGAGTCCTATCCCCAGGATTTTCGGGGCTTTTTTGTATTTAATTTCACATTGGCACGGTTCTTACTGTAATACAGGGCGTTATGGAACTACTAACATATGGAACTGCTTGGCTTGTGCTTTGTATTCTTGTTGCGGCAGTACTCCTTGAAACTTCTCCTTATTACCATCGTAATTCAAAGAAGAGTGGATTGAGAGTCGCATATGAGATCACACTGCATAAGGCTGAACAATTAGAAATACTAAAACATAAGTGGTTTGAGTCTGAAAGGGCTGGTCATGACATCGGTATGGAAAGCGCCCAAGATTCTTGGCGTAAACTTCATGCTGACAAATGGAGAGCAAGCAAAGACAAAGCTGCTTAATTAAATCAGAAAATGAGCTAGAGTCGCCTTATTAATTTGGGGCGGCTCTTTTTTTGTTGACATGTTTAGATTTCTGTGCATAATGTGCTATATACTGGCTCTATAGTTAAACGGATATAACACATGATTTCTAATCTTGCGTTCCAGGTTCGATTCCTGGTGGAGCTAGAGTTTAATAAAATGAATAAAAATATAAAAAGATTCATATACGCTTGGTTACAAGTAACTTTAGTCTGTCTTAATACTTGGCAGATAGCTAACGGTAAAATTATAGGGGCTATCTTTGTTGGATTTCTCATATCCTTTGTTTGGTGCTTTAACATACAGAGTATAGCCTTTTCTAAATTAAGCGAAAAAATAACTTACTCGTTAGGGGCTTGTTGCGGAACAGCTACTGGCCTTTTAATCAGTCAACTAATATATTAATGGAATACAAAAAAATAGAAAAAAATGGACGCACTTTAAGAGTGTATGAAGATGGTAGGATATATGTTGAGGGATTTTTTTCAATGCGTTCAAATGGACGTCCCTATACAGCCAAGGCATCTTTCCGTAAGCCGTCTGAAAATAGTGAGTTGTATCTTATGATTGGATTACATAATAAAGGTACCGCCAAAACATATTTTCTTCACAGATTACTTGCTGAAGCTTACTTGCCAAATTACTCTGAAAATTTATATGTTGATCATATAAACGGCGACCGACAAGATAATCGAATAAGTAACTTAAGAATGGTTACTCATCGTCAAAATTTACATGCATTTAGAAAAAAACAAAAAAATACAACCAGTAAATATATGGGAGTATCTTTCCAGAAAGTTTCTGGTTCCTCAAAAGTTTATTCTAAATGGAAGGCTTCAATAACAGCTTGTAAAAAATTTTATTGGCTTGGTTACTATGATACAGAAGAAGAAGCTGCCCTAGCATATAATCAAAAAGCATTAGAATTAGGATTTGCCCCAGAAAGACTAAACGTTATAGATGAGACAATTTAAACCCAAAAATTCCCTAGACTGTTATACCCGAGGAGGTAAAAGCAAACATTCTTACTCTAATAAGAATCCCAAACACCCTACATACAAAGAAAGAAAA